GGGGTATTGCATTGTGCAAACTTGTTGCAGGCGTAGGAAGTGTCGGTGCGGGTCTCAGTTTAATCTCAGGATTTTCGGACCCGGCCGCCATCATGTGGGCTAACAATGCCATCAAGGCTGTTAAACTCATGGGTGATCCCGCTGGTGAGGAGAGTAAAGAGTTGAGGGATAAACTTACCAAAGAGTTAAGTTTACATTTACAACGTATTAATGATGGGCGACTATCAAAAGAAGAACGTGAAATTTCACAATTAGCATCGTCTTCTATTAGTGCCCGACTCCAAACTATTTATGATCTTAGTAAAGGTAACGCTTCGATAGCACAAAAATTTAATTTTTTTATGGGCTATTTGAAAGATCTCTTTTCTGAGATTACATTGTGGAAAGTAGCTGGAGCTGTTTTATTGGTTGGTGTCACTGCTGCCATCTTTCTTATTGTGGGAAAGGTTGTTGATTCACAGTGGTTTGCTGCTCTCGGAGAGCCCGTTCGGGCCGCGAGAATAGCCCCAGCCGCACAAGCCGTCATTCAGAGTGAAAACTCTGAAGAGGTTAGACCTGAAGGTCTTATAGACACCGTTGGAGCTGTTGCTAGCTCAGTTGTTGGTGTGTGCGCCTTACCAGCTCTGATAGTTGGAGCTGTGGCTTTACATAGAGCCAACAAGTGTTATATGCACTTGGCAGATTTAGCTCAGGCTCGTGAGACATTTGCTGCTAAGGAATCTGCTGATCCTATTATTGCAGATTATGTTGAGCGTGCTGTAACAGAGTGGGGTGCTATGCGTTATTACGCTAAAAAAATTATGTCGGCCGAAGTTAACACGACTGGAAGTGAAAGATCTACGTATCTCGCAGCTTTTATTAGTGTTGATATTGATGATTATCTTGATACCAATGAAATGCTTATTTTTTACGAAGGCAAAGTAACTGGGTCTAAAGGCCAGCATATAGCGACGGCGCGTGCTAAGCGTGCTGATGCTGCTAGAGCCGTCATGGACCATAATACTAAGAATATGGTTAGGGCTTTGTCTGACAAAAGGCAAAAACTCCATGACATGGCTGATGATATCTTGGATGATTGGGACGGCGTTAATATGTCGCCTGCGTCACAAGACGCTCTCATCTCTATGTATGATGCGATTCGTAATTGCACGGAAGATTTACGAACCATCTACAATAATGCGTTTAAGTTGTCTAACAAGTCCAGGCCTACTAAAGGCAGTGGAAAGGGCAAGTGGAATGCACGAAGACATATGGTCTTTGACGAGCCAATTGCGGAGGAGGCTGTTTACGTACAACCTCCTCCCAAGGAAGTTTGGTCGGGCGAGGTTTTAAAAGTCCTTGCCAGAAAACAGGTTACATCCGCTACGTTAGGGAGTAATTGGAAACCTGGTGATAAACACGTTCGTAAGGACGTGAAACAAGTTATAAAGCCTAAATTGGTTAGGGCTGCTTGTGTGAGTTGTTCCAAGCTCCATGCAACTGGAGTTTGTAAATACTGTACTAAAGTGCATTGTTTTTCAGTGCCATGTCAGCAACGGATAGCGTCGTCCAAAAAACCTGCATTGCAGATGGCAACAGACCAGAAACTTATTGTTCTGGATGATGTCAAGGATAACGTGATGAAGCTGAGTTATGCTGGTGTTGCCGTTGAGTCGGTTTGTTGGAAGGTGCGATATAAAAAGGGCACTTATTTGATGGCGTGCAACCATCAATTTAATACCAACTCCAAAGGACACCAGGCCACCTTAAAACATGGTGGCAAGACTTATAGTTTGGCTGGAGCGGAGGTACAGCATCTTTTTGAAGAACAAGATATCGGATTGATTGATTGGAACTTCTTTAAGGGTGTAGCCCCCCAAGTTAAAGCTTGTTTTAATATTGGCAGACCACCAGCTATTGGTGAGCAATTGGTCGGAAATATGACCTTTATTTCTGTTAACCCTCAAGATATGAAGGTTGGGATGCTAGGGCTGAACAAATATTGTGTTACAGCATCTAAATTCCATTACAATATATCGACTGCTAACGGATCTTGTGGAAGTTTGGTGGTTATATGCCGAGCTGGTCTTAATGAAATTATCGCTATTCATGCGGGAACTCAAGGAGGAGGTGATCTCCCCAACTATGGTTATCTCCTGCATGGGTCAAAAAACTAGAAGCGGGGTTTCCACGACCCCTTAACCCGGAGTCCATTCTCTGGGATACTGGACTAGACATACAACAGAAGTATGACCACCTGGAAGTGGTTGCACAAACTAATATTATAACTATTCTCCCTTTACAAAGGGATAATCGGTATAGGTTTGTGGACCCGCTCTTTACTAGAGCCCCTGAAAATTTCTCAGCTCCCTTATTAGGGCTTGCTGCAGAATATTACAGGGTCGTACCAACTAGGTCCTCTGTCTCTCTGTCAGTTCGAAAGATGGATAAAGTCCCTACTAGACTTTATTCTAAAACACCATACTGGCGTGCTGCCAAAAGTATGGTTTATGATACCTATGGAGATCTTTTTGAGAGATTCTCCTCAGTTACCTCGAATGACGAGGTGATTTTAAGGTTGAATTTGGCTGCCTCTGGAGGCGTCCCATGGACAAGGTACGGCTTGATATCCAAACGGGATTGTCTTAATGACGCCCAGTTCAGAAAATATTTGCACGAGTTATATGCTAACCCTTCCATATCTAAACCGGTATGGCGTGTGTCGGGAAAGATCGAGTGGTATCCAGCTGAAAAGTTGGACGCGAACAAGGTGCGAACCTTTATTGTTCCACCATTCCATCTTTTGTGGTACCAAGTGAAACTATATCTTGGCCAAAACAACTCTATGAAGATGTTTCATTGGTCGGCCTATGGTTTCAACCCTTACATGGGTGGAACGCATAATTTGGCCCAGCGATTACTAATCAACAAGATTTTTCTATTCTACGATGCTGTCGGTTGGGATAGGGTTCTCCCTGTTCTCAAGACTGTATATAAGTTAAGAAACAATTTTGGTCCTCCTTGTGAGGGTATTCGTGAGTGGGTAACGCAGAATACGGTTGAGTCCTTTCTGTTAATGGCCGGTGGTGAGATTGTCAAAAAAGAAGTTGGCAACAACTCCGGAAGCGGCAATACAACGAATGACAATATTTTAGCCCACGATTTGATCGCTGATTACAGTCTTCTTCATTTATTTGGAGGAGATAGTGATAAGGTTGAGTCGTGTGAGGCTGCGTTGTTCGGTGATGATAATGCCATGAGCATACCAGATCCTGGTATGTCTTATGATGATGTGGAGAAAGTTTTTAGAGAAGCTTTTTCCCATTTTGGTATGGAGCTAGACCCTTTTCATATACAAGATACTCTTGAAGGAGTTGAGTTTTTGGGGTTTAAGTTCCACCTTCATGAGGGGTTTTGGATTCCCCAATATAATCAAGCTAGGTTGATTTCTTCGTTTTGCTATGACTACGAAAGTAAGTTGACTGATGCGAAATCTATATCCAAATCTTGGACCCTGACAGTTATGGCTGCAGGGGGTGACAGAGACATTTTTGAATTTATGTCTCGAACGGTGCAACACTATTGCGATCTACTGGTCGATAGTACATGCCCCACTGTCCAAGCATTTGTTATGCTAGGGGCTCCTCAATACCTGGAATCAGTACGATTTCTTTCCGGGGTTGAATGTGGTCCTATTATTACTCTGTTCGACTTTGAATATGCATCAACTCTTAGGTAGGAGGATGGTATAAAAAAGTGTTGTTAGGATGTCGAAAGAACAGAAGAAAATGATGAAGCTCCAAAGTAAGTTAGCCTCTATGAAGGCTGCTCAAGCTCCTCAAAGGCGTATTGCCGCACCTCGTGCCCGTAAAGGGCCCAGCCCCAATGCTGCTAAGAATCGCCGTAAAAGGCAGAATCGGAGGCAACGGGCATGTATGGGTAGTGGCACAGTAAAAGGCCGCGGAGGTTATTTTGGAGATCTCGGTTCCAAATTGGGAACTGATGCTGGGAACTATCTCGGCAGATTAGGGGGTACTATGGTTGACTCCTTCTTTGGTTTCGGTGCGTACGGAACCCCAAAGAAAAACAGCATGCTTAAAAATGGCGCTGTTCAATTTACACCTGGCGGTCCTCCTAGGGTTATTAATACCAAAAAGGGAGAGGCTACTGTGGTGGCTCATAGAGAATACATTGGTGATCTTATGTCAGGGACGTTTGTACCGACAACGACATCTACCGCGTATGAGTGTTTATCTTATTCACTTAATCCCGGTAATTCTCAATTGTTCCCCTGGTTGTCAACTGTGGCATCCAATTTTCAGGAATGGGAACTACAAGGGGCTTTGGTTGAATTGATAACCGAAGCCGCTGACTTTTCGTCAAATTTCAGTATTGGAAATGTGATGATGGCAGCGGATTACAATCCTCTGGCTCCTATGCCTCAAAATAAAATTGACTTACTTGAACTTGAGTATTCTAGCTCAACCAAGGCGTCAAATAGTCTGCTTATGCCTATTGAGTGTGCGAGAGTTAACAACTCTCTAACACACTTGTTTGTGGCAGAAGATAGTGACTACCAAGGGACTGATGCAAGAAGTTTCGATCTTGCAACAATTCATATTGGCACACAGGGTATTCCTGTGGAAGAAGCCAAATTGGCTGAAATTTGGATAACCTATGAGGTGGCTTTATATAAACCAACTTTGAAGGATGCTTTCTTCGAAGGTGGTACAGCTGCCCACATTCAAGTTTTTGGCTGTAGTAGCTCCCTTAATCTGGGAGTTAATGGAACGGCACTCATTATGCCTGGGTCATCGGACGGTTTTTCTGTTGTTAACAACGTGATTACCTTACCAGATGGAAATGAAAACTGGTTAGTCCTCTGCCAATGGGCAGGGGGAACCTGGACTAATTTAACCCAGCCCACCTTAACCTTACAAGGTTTGGCGGTCCTTCCAAATATGTGGTCTAATCAGGCTGGAAACGGCCAATTAGGTAGTACTGATCCTGGTACCGGTTTAACCGGTTCAGGTAAGATGGCAACCATGGTGAATGTAGCATCTATTGAGCCTTATATAGGCAACAGATTCATAACGTTCACTGGTGGCACATTCCCCGGTACAACTTGTTTTGGTGATATTTATATCATCAGATTACCCAGGGGTTTAGTTTACTAGACCCTTTAGCTCGTAAGAGCATTAGAACCCCCTGGTAGAGTAGGTGTTAAATTACCGAACTATCACTGGGTTTACAAAACGTACATGTTACTACATGG